TGTTTAATTCTTGGTCAGAATGTGCTAATGCAGGTTATCTAAGAGCTATTCGAGTTACTAATAGTATGGATAGTGTAATGGTAAATAGCAATAAACTTATTGTTTATTTTGAGTGCGTAGAAGTAAAAGATTCATAAAGGAGGGAAACATAATGTTAGAAATAATAGAAAAAATAGAACATTACTGGAAAGATCACAAAACAGTTGTAATTGCTGTAGCTGTTATTATTGTTGTATTAGCAATATTGTAAGGAGAATATTATGGATAAAATGTTAAAAGTGCTTTTAGCACAAGTAAAATTAACTTGGGGAAAAATGAAAGATGTCTCTAAAGCAAAAATTAAAAAAATCATCTACAACTGTAAGTGCCAAAAAACTGATTAGAGCTTACGCAGAAAAAAATAATAGTTTTCGTATCTCAACTCACGAGAAGGTATGTGCTGAACGTATGAAAACTTTATTTAAAGCCATTGATGAAATGAGAGTAGATATAAAAAACCTACACTCTGATATGAATAAAGGAAAAGGTGTTATAAGTTTTCTTATTATTATAGGTGGTATTGTAGGAGCTGTAATTAGCTTCTTTAAATGGAATGGCTAGACGCAGAAAAACAGCGTCAGTAGGATTATACAATGAACTCATTGCACAAGCACACTTTGCCAAAGACCCTAATAAAATCGTATTTGTACCTGCTATGGGTAAAGGACCAATAGATATGGTAGTCTTAGATATTAACACAGGGGAATATCAAGCCTACGATGTTAAGAGTGCTAATTATAGAAAGACAGATTACACACCTAAAGATACCTATAAACGCAAAGCAGGAGCTTTAATTAACAGAGGTCTAACTCCAGAACAAAAAAAACTTAAAGTAAAGATATATTATAATAAATAATATGGACACCGGTGAAATTATAAACGAATATAAGGATCAGGTTAGAATACTTAAACAGCAAATCAATGAACTTGAAGATGCTGGAAAGTCTAAGGATGCCGCCAATAAAAGATGTTTGCAAAAACTTGAATTTTCAACTAAAGATTTAGAAGATGCTTTAGCTAAGATAAAAGCATTACAGGAGCAAATTAAAGAAAAGCCAGTAGAGGAAGAGAAGGAAGATAAATCAAATGATACCATATAGATTATTATTTAACATAGGCTCTAAAGCTGCCGGAACTTTTATGCAAAGAAGAAGAGAAAAAAGCGAAAGAAAACACGCAATAGCTTTAAAAGAAATGGAAACAGGAAATGAAAGAGCTAAGAGGAATGGTTCTTTAATTTTAGATTTAGTATTAGGTGCATTTATTCTAGCACCTTTAGGTATTCTTGCTTATGCTACGTTCTGGGGAGATATGGCTATGCTACAGAAGGTATATTTAATCTTTATAGTAGTAGGTGGTAACTACGGAATATCAGTTACTAATTTATTATCGGGAAAGAAGTTTAAATAAAATGACAACTAACGATTATGATCCTAGGTTAATTGATAAATATCAAGAGCCAAGACACTTAGTTCATTTTCAATGGGATAAATCTGATGATGTTTATCGTTATGCTTTAGTTGAAGTTATACATCCAAAAGATATAGACTCTAGGAATAAAGAAAAAAAAGATGAGAAAGGTTTAACACAAAAGGAAATATGGGAAAAAAAATATCAACAGCTTACACCAACCAATATAAATCTAAAGTAAGTTTGTTATCTCAACAAACAGGAAAGTATGGCAAGAGTAAAATTCGATCTGCAAAAACCAAAGCACGAAAGAATAGCAAAAAGAACAAGTATAAGTAAACGTAAAAAACCTAAATTTAGTTCTATGAATAAAAATAAAAAAAAATCTTGGAAGAAAACTAGAGGTCAAGGCAAATGAAAGTAAATGAAAATTCTGTTGTCAGTTTGCCTATTCGTAATCTTATAGCTTTGTGTGCTGCTGTAGCTATGGGAATTTTTGCTTACACAGAAATTACTAGCAGATTAACGAGCTTAGAGACTAGCAGAGAATTACACGAAGCAGATTTATTAAAAGCATCAGATCAAAAACCTACCGATCAAGAACAGTTTATGTTATTAGAACACATAGCAGGACAAGTAGAAAATATACAAAAGGAAATGGAAACAATGAGAAATAATAATGTGAACATAACTTATGCTATGAAAGATATAGAAAAAATTAAACTAAGTTTAGAAGCTCTAAAAGATAAAGTTAGAAAGAATGGTAATCATCAATGACAGATAAAATTATAACACTTTTAATAGGAGTTATGTTGGCTTTAGCAGGATGGACATTAACTAGAACATTTGATTTGTCTACAAACCAAGCTGTTCAATTAGATAAAGTAGCTAAATTAGAAGCACAAGTAGAAAAATTCAAAGATCAAATGGATCAGATGATGGATTCTGATAAAGAGATTATGAAACAGCACATGAATATATTTGAAATGTTAAAAGAAAACAATAAACCAACAACGGGATATAATTAATAATGGAATTAGTAGTAGCACTTCTTATGTTTCTTGGTGATCCTCCAGTTTTGAAGGAACACTTACTTATGCCTAGCCTTTCCGAATGTTTAAAAAGAAAACGTATTGCTTTACGTTCTACAAACAACGCACAATTTCAATGTATGAAAGTTAATGCGGTTGTTAAAGAAGGTAAGATTCTCAGTATATCAAAAGCAGATTAATGTATTCTTTAATTTGGCTTCAAGATAATTGTTGGCAAATATTTACAAATGAAATTTGGGAGACGGAAAAAGAAGCA